AATGGGATTATCTCTTTTGTGCTAAACCCGGAGAGCATCGCTTCCAGACGGTCAAGCCGTGCTACGATGGCCTCCTGGTTGAGCATCATCGCGTAGGTCCGTTGGGCGGAGCAGTAGGTCTGTTGCTGGAAGGAGCATTTCAAACACTCGCCCGTACACTTCTTTTCTGGCATATCAGTTCTTGAAAAAGTTTGTCACGAAATAGTTGTCCTTGTATCGGGAAACGGCATCGGCTATCTTGTTCGCCGTAACCGCCACGCCTTGTAGTGCTTTGGCATTGATGAACGCCTTGATTGCTTCCGTCGCCTTGTCCGCCTCCTCCTGGGAGTTGGCGTAGACATTGAACTTGATTTCAAACCCGCTCATACGGCTATCCGTTTATCGGGGGAAGCGGAGTGGCCGGAGGTGTACCGCCCTTCCTTGACGCGATGATTCCACGGATGAAGTCTATCCCTTCGCCGAGCATATCCTTGTTCTCGCGGAACCATCCGATGATGCCGTTCGCCTGCTCTCCGAAGTTCTGGATAAACGGCTTTGAGGACGGCTCCACGTCGGGGATGTCCACGTCTTTCACAAGGAAGTTATACATCTTCTCGGCCTTGTCCACATCAAGGTTAGAGAGGTAGAGGCAGGTTCTTTTCAGTTCCGCTTTGCTCGTCGGCTTAATCATGCTCAATTTCTCTATGAGGCGTTTCTTTCGGTTGAACATCTTGTAACTGGTCCTTTACAAAATGAGAATGGCGGGACGGGCACATTACCGCCCCGCCGTGGTCGGTGGGATTCGCTTACGCGCCGCAACCCGGGCAGCCGCAGGGACTGGGAGCCGAATAAATCGACACCGGGGTCGGGTTCAGCGAGGAACGGCCCGTGACCGCATCGTTCAGGAGCGTCTGCTGGAGGCTCTGGATGCTGGAGAGTTCCGCCGCCTGCTGCGCGGTGAGGGTGGACGACTGCTGGCCGCTGATCGTGTCGGTGATCGTCTGGCTGATGGTCGTACCCTGCGCGACACGCTCGGCCCGCTCGGTGGAGAGCAGACCCGTGAGGGCCGCGATCTGCTGGTTGTTCGCCGCGAACTGGGCGTTGGCGAGGTCGCGGACGCCGTTGGCCTTGGAGTTTCCGAAGATGGGACCGAAAATCCAGGCACCCACGGCGAGGGCCGTGCCGACGCTGCCGAGGACGAGACCGGCCACAGCACTTCCGTTCGGGCGACGGGAAGCCATGTAGTCCAGCTTCATGCTCTCATACGGAGAGAGACCCCACATGTGGTTCATTTCTTCTGCCATAGCAAAGAGAGATTAAGAGGTTATAACTTTGTTTTGGTGACATTCACCGATGCAAAGTTGCCTCATTCCACTATGGCAAGGAAACTTGTTGCAAATTGGCTACGGATAATCCTTATCCCGTTGAGCGATAGTCATTTCTTTGCAACACGCCACTTCTCCGGGACAATCTTGGAGAATTTGAGAAAGGGGTATAAGACCAACCGGCGCGGCTTGTCTATCATCTTCCGGTTGATTACCGAGCGGACATTGACGGGAGATTGTTTGTAGTACCGGGCAAAGTCATCCGACGTGCCGGATAGCGGAAGGTTTTCCTCGATGATCCTGACGATGGCTTGTTCTTCTTCGAGCGTCAGCTTATCGTTGTCCACCTTATAGCGGAGGAATCCGAGGAAGTCCGACAAGATTCTCTTGACGAGTATTTTGTTATCCGGCATATTGTTGTATCTTTGCGTTGCCAAGCATATTACGAACCCCGTGGTAGGCACAGGACTTACAGCCCTTGGACGCTTACCGCGAGGTTCGTTTTGTAATTATGCTTGGCCGCCAATTACAATATGTCCGGGGGCTTTTTATATTCCCCCGATAATTCTTATCTTTGCCAGAGCCGTCATCTATGGGCGACACCGGGCGAGTGTGGTTATCTATCCTACGGGACGGGTAGCCACTTTTTCAGTATGGCAAGTATAGGTTTTCGGAACGCCCATAGGAGCAGTAGCAATACCGCCCCTACAAGCCACGGAAACGCCCCGATTTTGGCCTTTTGGATAGGAGTAAGGGGTTTCTCTACCTTGCGTTCTACAAGCGTTGTATCGTGGACTTCTCGCAGTTGTATGCTATCCCGCCATCGGTCGCGGTAGACATACCTGTCCTTGAACCTTTCGAGGTAGACCGTATCGCCCTTGACCCACTCCTTGATGTAGACGGAATCCTTGACAATCGTGGTGTCGTGGTGGTGTACGGTCTGGTACACATACTCGGTCTTGACCTTTTCCACGATTTTAGGGGAGCATCCGGGGAGGGCGCAGAACGTAACGATTAACACTGATATGATTAATGCTCTCCCCGGTGTCCTTATGTATGAGAGATTGTCCATCCTTCCATTCCGAAATTTATCGTCGCCGCAAACCAGGCGTCTTCGTGTGAATCATACGGCCCGATGCGATAGCCGCCGTCCGTAGTTACATACCACATGGCTACACAATCTCAATCGTGATTTCCTCGCCCTTGTCGTGGACGGCTTTCATCTTCTTGTAGAGTGCCTTGAAGGTCTCCTTGCTGTCGGTAAGCCTGCCGACCTTCGTGTTTTTCCCGACAAGGATGCAGCCCGCCGTGTCGATGGCGGTGTTTCCGGTGTGGATAAGCACACCCTCAAATCCGGGGACATTCATCAGCCGGGGCACCTTCCCACGGCATACTTGGCAGTACCACGCGGATGCGGAATACTTCGGGGACAAGGTGGTCATGGACACGGTGTAGGTCCCTTTCGGGATCGCGGTCTCCTGATAGACCTTACGGCTCTTGATGTAGGAAAGGTCGTCGGTCTGCTTCAGCCCGCGGTCCTTGTCCTCCAAAGTATTGCAGAACAGCACCCCGTCCACATACAAGCGCCCGATGGTGTAGGTCTCACGGGGCCACCGTCTTTCAAGCGTCAGTTTCATTTGGCCGGGGTGTTAGGGTTTTGTGCATAGGTGACAGTCGGCCCGAAAGGTTCCGTCCACGGGGTCGTGTTCGGGATGGCGGGCGACGGAATGGGGACAAACTCTATCCTCGCTTTCTCGTCCTGCATCTCCACGATGATTTCCGCAAGCCGTTCCTTCGGCAGACGCATCAGGTCTTGTTTCGTCAGTTTCATAGTCGTTACAAATAAGGGTCGTCGATGAACGGCTCGTTGGAAAACAATGCGTACAAGATAAGCGCGGCGACGAAGAAGAACGCATAGGCACACTCCGCCACGGAACGCAATATATCCAGAGCCGTCGGTTTCATACCCGGTACTTCTTCTCTTGACGGCAGTATTCGTTCCACGAGAGTCGCCCGGACTGCCAGAGCCGGACAATCTCGTCGTGCTTGCGTTTGCGGGCCTTTCTCGCCATTGCGAGGGCTTTCCAAGCGTCTGGATTGCAATAGTTGTAGGGCATAACTACTTCTTGCTTACGAATCTTCCCTTGTTGTCCCGCTTCTGCTTGGCTGGCTTCAAGACATCATCAAATGTCACATCGTCCGTGACAATGCCTATCTTGTTACCTACCCACCTGCCCAAGAACACCAGCACGGCCTTCAAGAAAGCCAGTAAATCGAAGTCGATGTCCTTCGTGCAAAGGTAGTTCCCGATGACCGAGCCGACCTCGTTCACATACACCACGCCGAGGGTCGCCCACTGAATCCACTCCTTTTCAAAGGCGATGGATGCGGACGAAGCGAGGATGAGCCAACATGCGAACTCGGTGATTTTTCCAAAAGTCCCACGGAGGGCCTTGGAGAAAGTAACGCGGTCTCCCTCCCTCTTATATTTCTTGTAGCGGTGGCGAGCGGCCTTGACCCCGAACCAAAGGTCGAGGAATACAAGTACCAATGCGGGCAGGGCGAAAGGAATCATAGCAAGCACGGTTTTCTTTAATACGGCGACTGTGACGGCTACCACGCCGCCTTCTACTACGGTGTTGGCCGTGTTCCCAATATCTAATTGCGCTCTCATAGCATACGGGATTAAGTGGTTTCTTCTTTTTCGCTCTTGCCGAATCTGCGAATCCAGTATTTCGCAATCTTGTAAGTCGCCCAGATTGCAAGACAGCCCGCCGCTATGCCGATTAGGATGGGGAGGAAGGCGGGGAGACCCGACTTGCAAAGCACATACACGAAGAATGCGATGAGCGCATCGAATATCAGGACGAATGCGGTCCCAAGGATTTCGTTTTCGCGTTCCATACTATTTCTCGTTTTTGTATCGTTTCAATGCGTCGATGAATCCACGGATAGCCACGAAATTCCACGCAGCGGTGAGTATCGTGAATATGAGTCCGAACACTATCCCGACGAGAGGGTCTTTGCTGTCCCTGACGAAGACAACCATAGAGTAGATGTATGCCACATCCCATACAAGGGTGAACAGCAGCACCACGCACATCCAAACAAGACTTTTTACAGAACCTTTCATATCAAATAACGGTTAATACAATTCCAATTACAACTCCGATAAGGTCGCAGACGACATCGTGCCAGTCGCAGACCCCGTGCTTCCTGTCCCAAATCTCCTTGCCAATTCCAGCCGCAAGTGAAACCAATCCGGCAATCCACCACGGAAGGAACAGACTAAACGCAAGGACAATCAACGCACAGGTCTCCAAATGAAGGAGCCCGTCACGATTGATCCATTTCCAAAGTCGCTTCATTATGCAACCTCACTCCACCCGAAAACGCCCGGCTCCCAAGTGTTACTATCGTAGTCCGACACCCAATGGCTTCCGTTGTGGGAAACCTTGTCGCCGAGCATATAGGCGTCGGAGGCCCCGGTCGGCTGTACCCATTCTGGCCACTCCACGATGCTGACCTCGGTGAACAGTGCCGGGGTCTTGTCCGGCGTCCAGTCCTCCTGTACGGTGTGGCCCTGGACGGTCTTGTAGAGCTTTCCGTCGTACCAGAGCCGTTCCCCGGCGGAGACAGCCTTTCCGATCTTGCTCGCCCAGGTGGCATAGAGGGCGGCGATGGAAAGAGCGTCCTCGTCGGTCAGCTCCTCGGTCTCCGAGGACAGGAATTTCTTCACCGCCTGGATTACCTGATCGTAGTCAGGTTCCGTCTGCGGTTGGGGAGGAACCACGGGAGGGACATAAACCTCCCATCCGGCTGCGGCTATCTGTTCCGCCGAGGGATTGCTGATCCAGACTCTCCCCAACTGGATGGTCTTGCAGGTGTTGAACACCTGCCTGTCGTTTATAATCTTATAGTACATAATTTATCAGTTATTAGGAATTGCTTCGATGACTGACGAATAGTTACTCCAGAAACTACTGGCCTTGTAACTGTCCACACTACCGGCAGGAACCCTTATGTATTCTAATTTGGCCTTATCAAATACATTGTTTGATGCACTCGGCGGTGTTTCGGCATAACAAGTTAAACGCTTCAGAGCATAAACATTATAGACAGAAGCATCTGCTAAACTTGTTATCGTCGCGGGTAGCACAAGGTCGGTAAGGATACCAGTATTGCGGATGGTAGAATTAAGCAATGTGGTGATTTTGCCCAAATCGAGTATTTTTGAAATGCCGCATCCCTGAAATGCAGACGAGCCAAGCGTTTCAAGATTTGGCAACGATACCTCATCCACCCATGCCGAGCAACCATAAAAACAGTCGTCTCCAATGCTCACTATTGAATGAGGAAGTTCTATATGTTGAACGCCAGCATTAAGATAAAAAACCGTTCTGCCAAGATTTTTCACGGTGTTCGGGATAACAACTCTTCGCAATTGAGTAAGTTGGCGAAAAGGGTGATCTTCACTATATACGCCAATTGTTTCTTTATTGACAAGTGTAAACTCCACCAGATGCTCCCCGATAGAAGAGAACAAGTAAGAAGTAGAGACGGGCATGGTAATTCCGTCTATCTTCATTTCGGAGAACGAATTTGTATTCCTCAAAATAGCCGTGGCCGCTTCCGTGCTTACCACGTCGTAGTAACACCTGACCGTGCCGTCGCCGCTGGGAGCGCTCATTGCCCGTCCTACAAGCCAATTATGTAGAAAAGCACCCATAAACTATTCGGTAGGAAGTGAATAAATGAGCATGGAAGCATAGCCCTTGCGGACGAAGACCTCGTAGTGCTTATTGGTATCAATACCCGGTTCGAAATCATCGGGCCAGATAATACCGGAAGGCCAAGTGATGGTCGGAGCAGTGCTCCCCGTGTCGAAGGTCCAATGGTACGGGTTCGGGATGGAGTTGTCAGTCGGGGAGGCCAAGGCGAAAGTGACCGTTCCCGTGAGTTCTCCGAGGTCATACACCACGTTGGGGAGGAAACC